CTTTTTTTATCCTTGAAATTTATTGTTTATTATGTTATAATATAATCTTTATATTAAACCCCCGCGCCATTGAGAGATATGAGTCTTTACATAGATCATAAGTATACAAATTTATTATCATCCCGCCTTCAACGTTTTACAAGAAAATCCAGAGAGCTTTACAATTTCAGATGCCCATTATGTGGAGATTCATCTAAGAATCAATTTAAAGCTAGAGGTTATCTTTTCAATAAAAAACAACAATTAATATTTAAATGTCATAATTGTGGTTCTGGTGGACCTTTAAAAGTATTATTAGATAAAATTGATCCAACATTATCTAAGCAATATTCTTTTGAAAAATATAGAGAAGATGCTGGAGATGATACTCATCCAGAGAGAGAAGAAAAAGTACCAGTCTTTAGAAAACCTCAATTTAAAAAAGTAGGATGTCCTAGTCTAGCTGAACTAGGAGCAAATCATCCAGCTGTAAAATTTTGTGATGTAAGAATGCTTCCTAAAATTCGTTATCATGATATGTACTTTGCAGATTGTTTTAAAAGTTGGGTTAGTAAATATGATGTAGAACTTGCCGCGCGATTAAGACCAGATGATCCCAGAATTATTATCCCATTTTTTGATAAAGAAAAAAAGTTAATAGCCGCACAAGGAAGAAGTTTAGAGAATTCAACTTTAAGATATTTCACCGTTAAGATTGATAAAAACGCAGGTAAAATTTTTGGATTGGATAGAAATGATCCGAATCAATTAACTTATATTGTTGAAGGCCCTATTGATAGTATGTTTCTCCCTAATGCTTTAGCTATGGCAGGAAGTGACATGTCAGATATGGATCAATTTTATGCTCGAGATGTTACTTTTGTGTATGATAATGAACGACGAAATAAAGAAATTATAGACAAAATGCATAAAACAGTGAAGAAAGGTTTCGCGATTTGCATCTGGCCTGACACAATTAAAGTCAAAGATATTAATGATATGGTGCTAGATGGAATGGACATCTTAGACATAGTTGATACCATAAATACAAATACCTTTCGTGGCCTGCCTGCAAGGGTAAAATTGAATCAATGGAAAAGAATATGAGTGAAGAAGTGAAAGTCCATGAATTTGGATTTGTTAAATTATTAGATATAATGGGTGATGATGAAGAAGTAGAAAACGCGGCTCGAATAAGTTATGGACAGGGAACACGAAAGACAAGTCAGACAAGAAATCTTATTCGGTATCTGATGAGACATAAACATACATCACCTTTTGAGATGTGTGAAGTTAAGTTTCATATGAAGTTACCAATTTTTGTAATGAGACAAATAGTTCGGCATAGGACGGCGAACTTAAATGAGTATTCAGGACGATACTCGATTATGAGTAATGATTTTTACGTACCTCATGATGATGATATTCAAAAGCAATCAAAACAGAATAACCAAGGTAGGGGAGAAGACATTGAGGAAAAAGGTTTAGTTAAATATGAATTTAACAGAATCTATGACAATGCTTCCTGGGCCTACAAAAATTTATTAGATCTTGATTTAGCTCGCGAGTTATCACGTGCAGTACTGCCTGTTGGCAATTATACAGAAGTTATCTGGAAAATAGATTTACATAATTTTTTTAAGTTTTGTAAATTGAGAATGGATGGACACGCACAAAAAGAAGTTAGAGAGTATGCATCTGCCATGTACGGCATGGTAAAACCAAAATTTCCCCTTTGTTGTGAGGCATTTGAAGACTATCAACAAAACGCGGTTTCATTTTCTCAAAGAGAATTAAACATTATTAGAGATAATTTAAATGGCAGTTGGGTAATGGCAAAGTACGGATTATCAGAGCGCGAATCAACAGAATTTTTAGAAAAGCTCAAAACGATAGAAGGGGAAGAAGAAAAATGAATTTACCTACAGAATACCAGTCCTTTATTCATCTTTCAAGATACGCAAGATGGAGATATGATGAAGAAAGGCGAGAAACATGGCCAGAAACAGTTGGCCGATATTTTGATTTTTTTAAAGAAGATTTAAAAGAAAAATGTGATTTTAAATTAAGTAAAGAAGAACGTGAACAGTTAGAAGAAGCAGTATTGACGATGGAAATTATGCCGTCTATGCGATGTATGATGACAGCTGGGGTTCCTTTAAAAAAAGAAAATGTTGCGGGTTATAATTGCTCATATATTAAATGTGATCAGCCTAGAACATTTGATGAAATTATGTACGTTTTAATGAATGGAACCGGAGTTGGTTTTTCTGTTGAAGAAGAACATACAAAACAGATGCCAACAATTGCTGAAGAATTTTATCCTACAGATACTATTATTGTAGTTGCTGATAGTAAATTAGGATGGTGTAAAGCATATAAAGAATTAGTTGCTTTATTATATCAAGGGCTAATACCTAAATGGGATGTTAGTAAAGTTCGACCTGCTGGAATGCCTTTAAAAACTTTTGGTGGTAGAGCAAGTGGTCCACAACCTTTGGTTGATTTATTTAACTTCGTAACGGAGATATTTAAACTTGCTGCAGGAAGAAAACTCAAACCAGTTGAATGTCATGATATTATTTGTAAAACAGCGGAAGTTGTTGTTGTGGGTGGGGTTAGGCGTAGTGCTCTTATTAGTTTGTCTGATCTCAATGATCGTGAAATGCGATTCGCCAAAGCAGGTGAATGGTGGAAAAACGATGTCCAACGTGCCCTCGCAAATAATTCGGTTAACTATAAGGAAAGACCAGACATTGGTACTTTCATGCGCGAGTGGTTATCTCTCTACGATAGTAAATCCGGGGAACGAGGAATCTATAACAGTATGTCGGCCAAAAACCAAGTACAAAAATTAAATGAAAGAGAACAAGATGGAAGTGGAAATTACATTCGAAGACGAGTACCCAGAGATGACTTCGGCACAAATCCGTGCAGTGAGATCATTTTACGCTCACGAGAATTCTGCAACTTATCTGAGGTCGTTGTCAGAGGGGCAGACACTAGAGAGCATCTCAAGAACAAAGTTCGCAGTGCGACCATTCTTGGAACATTTCAATCCACACTTACAGACTTCAAATATCTTACAAGAGAGTGGAACAGAAACTGCGCAGAGGAACGATTACTGGGAGTCTCACTTACCGGAATCATGGATAATGGATTAACAAATGGTAAAGCGGGTAAAAAGAAAACTGGTGAATTATTGGAAGAACTCCGTGATATTGCCATTAAAACAAATGCAGAATGGGCTGATAAACTTGGCATCCCTAGATCGGCCGCCATTACGTGTGTTAAGCCTTCAGGGACTGTTTCTCAGTTGGTTGATTCTGCTAGTGGTATTCATGCCCGTCATAATCCTTATTACATCAGAACAGTGCGAGCAGATAATAAAGATCCTTTGTGTAAGTTTATGATGCAAGCAGGATTTCCTAATGAACCCGATGTAACAAAACCAGAACATACAACAGTATTTTCATTTCCACAGAAGAGTCCAAAAGGTGCTATATGTAGAAATGATATGAATGCTTTAGAACAATTGGAACTTTGGAAAATATATCAAGATCATTGGTGTGAACATAAACCATCCGTTACAGTTTCTGTTAAAGAACATGAATGGTTGGGTGTAGGTAATTGGGTATGGGATAATTTTGATAATATCAGTGGTATTTCATTTTTACCATTTAGTGAACATACTTATAAGCAAGCACCATATCAAGATTGCGATAAAAAAGAACATGATGCACTATCAGCGAAAATGCCTAAGGATGTAGATTGGACGACGTTAGGAGATTATGAGAAAGAAGATCACACTGCTGGTGCGCAAACCGCAGCATGTGCAGCACCTGGTGGCTGCGAAGTGGTTGATTTAATATAGAAATTTTTTACTTGATTTTTAAATAACTTTGCTGTATAATAAAGGGTAATATGAAAACAGACTTCGAAAAATATGTTGATGATTGTATGAACGTTATAAAGACATACACTGATTCTTTAGATGAACGTACACTTTCGCAGGTCTGGAAATCAATCGAGAATTCTTCAGCTGGATCTGGAAAGATTTGGTTGGAGGATGTCCTCGATAAAACGTATAGGGAAAGAAACCCGGATACAAATTTTATTTATGATTGAATATGATAGTTTTTATAGATATGGATGGTGTTCTAGCAGATTTTGATGGCGCCATTATTAAACAATTTGAAAGTAAAAAAATATGGGATAATAGATGGAGTGAAGTTGATCCTGAATTATTCCTCAAGTTAGAAAAAATGCCCGATGCAGATCAATTAGTTGATTATGTTCGTGGAATGTTTGATATTCACTTATTGTCAGCTATTCCTAAAAAAGGCAGATTTGAAAAATCAAGGGTTCAAAAATATCAATGGGCCTTTAACCATTATAAAATATACCCCTCTAAAATACATGTTGTTTACAGAGAAGAAAAGCAGTATTTTGCTGCTGAGGAGAATCTTTCTCCTAATCTCTTAATAGATGATCATGAAGGTAATGTAACCGAATGGAGGGCTAAAGGTGGAATTGCAATTCATCATACTTCAACAGAAAATAGTATAAAAGAATTGCAACAGTTAGGATTTTAATTGATATGTGCAGGTATTGATTATTCAATGAATAGTCCCGCAGTGTGCATCTATAAAGAAGATGGAGTACTTAATCCCAGTAATTGTTCTTATCATTTTTTTGGTTTGGATAAGTGGAGGCCTCGGTGGTCCGCCCTTCAAAATGTGAATTGTTATAAATTCCCAAAAGAGTTGAAAGATCTAGATAAGTATATGTTTTTGGCAGAATGGACCATAGAGGCAATCCGCCATTACAATTATAGAGCGTCCAAAGTTGTTTTGGAAGATTATTCATTTGGATCTACAGGCAGAGTTTTTCATATTGCGGAAAATGTTGGGATATTAAAATATACATTAAAAAAGAACGGTTTCCGCTATGAAATCGTTCAACCAACAGTTCTTAAAAAATATGCCACAGGTAAGGGAAATTCTAATAAAGAAGCAATGTTAGAAGCATGGAAAACAGAACCGGGTACTTTTGATTTAGTTCAAGAGACTGGTAACCCGGCTAGTGATATTGTTGATTCCTACTTCCTTTGTAAATATGGAGTTAATCAGTGAATATATTTACGTCTCGAGTATGTTCTGTAATCTTCTCGATTTGCTTTTCTAGTATCTCTCGCCTATTTGGCCAATATATGTATTCATTAGTTGAAGACTTCGCCAAATTGTTTAGAAGAGGAACTATCATATCCTCAACTGTTTTCATTTTTATTTCATATTCTTTATTTAATTTATCTTTATGTTTATCAATATCCTCATAATGATAATCCAACAAATTCCATATTTTATTCACTGTACCTTCAACTTCTTTTATTTGTCCAGCTTTAGCTTCTGCAACGGCAGCTTCTACCACCTTTGTTTCCGGTTCTTTAGCTGTGGCAGTAAAATCTGTTTCACTTACCGTACTAAAACCAAAATCATTTAATTCGTCCATATGTACCCTCAAGATTTAAAATTTACTAATATATTTAGGACAGACGAGACTAACATAGGTGACTGGTATAGTTCACCTGCTAGGTACTTTGATCTACCAGGTAATTCAAAAGATATCTGGAAATTAGACCATGGATATGAACCAGAGTATGAAAATGTCATTTATGGAGGTGGTGGTCTCATAGGACAAATGAGACCTATGGGACATACTATAACAAATCAGAAAAATGGTAATTATAAAGTATTTGGATGGGGATTAGGAGAACATATTTATGTTAGTATGGATGAACAAACACAGTCTATACCTCCAATAGATATATCATATCCTTTTTATATTAGAAAATTTGATCTATTAGGTATTAGAGATTGGTATCCTGGAATATATACTGCAGTGCCCTCAGCTAGATGGGTTCCGTGTGCGAGTTGTATGCATGAAGCCTTTGATAAAGAATATGAAGTAAAAAATGATATTGTTTTCTTTACACATCAATCATTACCGATGTTTCTTATTCATATGATGCCTAAACAAACATGGGAATATCCACATATGAATAATGATAACAAACAAACATTTGAAGAAGTAATAGAATTTCTCGGAAGTGCAGATGTAGTTGTCACAAATTCATATCACGGTGCTTATTGGGCAACACTATTAGGAAAAGTTGTGGTTGCATTTCCATGGGCTTCTAAATTTCATGGATTGAAACATAAACCACTTCTTTGTCCGGCCCCTGATTGGTGGAAGACTTTAAATAATTCAGAACAACACCAATATAAACACGCGCTTGAAGAATGTAGACAAGCAAATAGAGATTTTCATATAGAAATGATAAATTATATTTTAAATGTACCACAAACATTAAAATTCGAGACAACATGAATTTAGATATTTACAAATCAACAGATATTCCACAAAGACGTGAAGGTAATATTGCGAAAAGGTCTTTTGGTGGAACAGAATTAACGACATTAGAGTTATGGTCTCATTTACCTCAAAAATATAAGACAGACTATCAATGGGTGATATCAAGATTATATGATGATGATATGCAAACCGTTTTACCTAAAATATGGTGGTTTCATGATCTAGCAGGTGATCCATGTCATAAGCTTCTTGAGCATAATACCGGCCATGAGAATTTTGAAAAATTTATTTTTTCCAGTCATTGGCAAATGATGACCTTTATATCAAAATATAATTTGCCCACCACTAAATGTGAGGTAATGAAAACAGCGATCTTCCCTCACGATCAATATGAAAAGCCAAAAGACGATAAACTAAATTTAATATATTGTTCTACTCCTCAAAGAGGGTTACATATTTTATGCAATGCTTTACATGAACTCGAAAGAGATGATTGGCATTTACATGTTTATTCATCTTATAGTGTTTATGGTTGGAAAGAAAATGATCAACCTTATAAAGAGTTATTTGAACACATAG